TACTGAATACTTAACTTAATAAGGATAAGAACGTTATGAGTACACAGGAACAAAAGACATTATTACAACAACAATTAGAGGAGCTTGTAAAAGTTGGCGTGGGTGGCAAGTTCAAAAGTAATAGTGAAGATTACACCAAGAAGATTGAAGAAGAACTTCAGTTTGAAGAAGCAATGATTAGAGGTGGTATTAGTAGATACCAAAAACTAATCAAAGATGCAGTTATAGATAACCAAGAAAGCACCACTTTATATGGCATAGTATTGCAACAGAAATACATAACCAAACTCTCAGATATGATTAATGAGGAGATAAAGGTTATGAATAGTGGAGAAGCAGGTAATAGGCAAACTGCTTTAAAATTACTATGTCAATGTCTGCCAAAATCAGCATTTATTAATGACGTATTTATAGATAAGAACCCAAGTGTTTGGGACACTGTATCTTTAATAGCTTTAAAGAATATTATTGATGGGATTTCTGCTGAGACAACCCTAAATAAACTATCTATTAAAATAGGTACTGCTTTAATGCTTGAAGCTAGAATAACTATTTTTAAAAACAAAGAAAAAGATAAATATCAACAGGTCTCTAAAAGACTTCAAGGTAAAAACATTCCACAAAATGCTAATCGCTACCAATACAAAAGAAATGTTTGGGTTTATTGCATGAACAAGCATGACCTGGATTTTAAAGATTGGGGCAAAGTGAAACGATTACATCTAGGAATAAAGATGGTTGAATACTGTGAAAGGTTAGGTCTTGTTAAACATCAAAATCGTAAGCGCAATAGGACAAAAACTATCACTTATGTAGAAGCAACCCCAAAAATTATAGCGGAAATAAAGAACTTCAATATTAAGAATGAAGCACTTTTTCCTAAGTATCTTCCTATGTTGATGCCACCCCGTGATTGGGAAAATCCATTTGTGGGTGGTTATTATGGAAAAAAACATAACTATAAAAACGAACCTAAAGAAGTAATCAAAACAATGAAGGAGAAAAAATAAATGTCTAGAGGTACATCAAGACGGTTATCTTGGCAACCAAGTCATAACCGATACAAAAAATCTAATGCAATCTATAAAGAAGTTTATGAAAAGATTTTTAAAAAAAACAAAAACAACAAGGAGAAAAAACAATGCACTATAATTTCGTAAAAGCTACTAACAGACCTTACTTAGAGGAATTAAAAGATACCGCACATCAAATGCCTATCGTTTACCAATCCGTTAATATTATGCAACATACTGAATGGGTAATAAATAAGCCAATTTATGAGGTGATTAAACACTGTATGGAAAAAGACTTTCCTTTGGGAAAATTACCTCTTAACCCGCAGACTATAGAACTTCCAATTAAACCCATTGATATTGATACTAATAAGGAAGCATTAAGAAAATGGAAAAGAGAAGCATCTAAAGTCTATTCAGACAGAGCAAAACAAAACTCTAAATTTATTCAAGTCCACCAGATAATGCAGGAAGCTAAAATGCTTTTGGATAAGAAGGGTTTCTTTTATCCTTATCAGTTGGATTTTAGAGCAAGAATATATCCCAAACCTGCAATGCTATCTCCACAATCTGCTGATTATTCCAGAGCATTATTAAAATTTAAATTTGGAAAAAAGATAGGAGATAATTTTAATATCTTTGCAGTAGCAGGAGCAAATTTATTTGGTGAAGCAGATAAGGAAGAATTACCTGTCAGAGTTTTATGGGTGAAAAACAATACACAAAAGATAATTGATTGTGCTAATAAACCTTTAGAACATTCCTGGTGGGCATCAGCAGACAAACCATTCTGTTTTTTAGCATGGTGTTATGAGTTTAAAGAATATGTTGAAAGCGAATATAGTGAGAGTTTTATTACTACATTACCTATTCAAGCTGATTGTTCAAATAGCGGTCTACAACATTATTCAGCAATGATGCGAGATGAGTTTGGTGGAAAGGCAACAAATTTAATTCCATTAAACAAACCTAATGATGTCTATAATTTAGTTGCAAATAAAGTTATGGATAAATTACGACAATATAAAAAATCTCCTAGATTTCCTGAAGAAAAAAAAGGTAGGACGATAATGTATAATGACGAACATTATGCAAGTCTATGGTTGGATTATCGAGTAGATAGAAAAATTTGTAAAAAGCCAGTGATGTGCTTACCTTACTCATTAACTCGTTATTCTTGCAGACAATATATTGAAGACCACATTATAAAAGAAAAAAATGAACGTGGTAAACAACATGACTTTGGTGAAGATTTATTTAAAGCAACAAATTATCTAACACCAATTGTTTGGGAAGCTATTAATGAAATTGTCGTTGGAGCAAGAAGAATTATGGTTTATTTAAAAACCATTGCCAAGTTAGTTTCATCAGAAAATCTTCCAGTTACTTGGAAAACGCCATTAGGATTTCAAGTGCAAATGATGTGTTACAAGAAAGAAAGTAAACGTGTTAAAACTAAAATGGGTGATAGCATTGTTAAACTTTCGATTGCTTCAGATACAACTGTAATTGATAAACGTAAGACAGCACAAAGTATATGTCCTAACTTTATACATTCTTTAGATGCAGCAGTACTCCAACTAGCTGTGGTTTATGCAAAAGAGCAGGGCGTAGATAATTTTAGCATGATACATGACAGTTTCGGTGTAACTGTTGCAGATACCAAGATAATGGCAAATGCAATTAGAGATGCTTTTTGTTTTATTTATAAAGAAGATGTTTTAGAGAACTTTGCAAATGAAATGAAAGAGATACTACTTTCTCCAAAGAATTTAAAGAAGTTCCCACAAAGTCCTGTGCGTGGAAAGCTAGATTTAAGTTTAGTTAAAAGGTCTATCTTCTTTTGCATATAGTCTTTTTTTCGCCATATTGTATGCAGTACTGCAATTAAGTTCCACTTGTAGCTAACTGAACAAATTCGTTTGGTTGGCTATTTATCAATCAATCATAAGGAGTAAAATATGAGTGATATTACGACAAGAGTGAGTGTCGTTGGTGAAAGCATTTTTCCACATCTTAACCGACCTGACGTTAGATTTAACGACTGGGGAGAATATAAGGTTACGTTGAAAATAGGCAAACAAGACGCTTCGGCTATGGTTAAATTATTCGACCAAGCTATTGAAGACAGTCTAGGTGCTGCGGAAAAAGAAGCTAAAGGTAAAAAAGTTAAACCTGCACCAAGACCTTACAAAACTGAAGGAGACAATGTTTTCTTCAAATTCAAAATGAGAGCATCAGGTACTAACAAGAAGACTAATGAAAAGTTTTCTCAAAGACCTGCTCTTTTTGATGCAAAGAAAAATCCCATACCTGCAAGTCAGAGTATTTGGGGTGGCTCTTTAATGAAAGTGGCTTATCAATTAATACCTTACAACTCACCTGCAATCGGTGCAGGAGTAAGTGCAAGATTGAAAGCTGCTCAAATAATCAAACTAGTAGAAGGTAAAGACCAAAATGTCTTCAAAGAAGAAGATGGTTTTGAAGCTACTAAAACGGAAGAAACTAACTCAAATGAAAAGGCAAATGCAGAAGTTCAAACGAGTTCAGATTTCTAAAGACGTTTGGTTAAAGTCAGGATTGGAAGAAGCTATCCATATTTTTCTAACAGGTAAAGATATTGATTTTACTTATGAAGGAATGCGAATAGACTTCTCCCAACCTACTCAAAAGAAATATTACACACCAGACTTTCCTATTAAAAAATCTTTTATTATTGAAAGTAAAGGTTCATTCAATTCAGCAGATAGAAAAAAACATAAATTAATAAAAGCACAACACCCAGATTTAGATATTCGATTTATCTTTTCTAATTCAAAAACAAGAATAGGTAAAAAATCAAAAACTACTTATGGCAAATGGTGTGATTTATTTGGTTTTAAATATCACTGTATTCAATCCACTAAAAAAGATTTTCCAGATAATTGGTTAAAGGAGATTAAAACAAAACAAAATGGCACGACAAGAAACTAGTTATATAGTAATTCACTGTTCTCAAACGAGACCATCTCAAAAGATTGGTGCTAGAGAAATTGACAGATGGCACAGAGAACGTGGTTGGTTAAAAATTGGCTACGGAGTTGTCATTAAAAGAGATGGAACTATAGAACAAGGTAGAGAAGATGATGAAGTTCAGGCAGCGGTTAAGGGGTACAATCATACTTCTTTTAATCTTGCTTTAATTGGGGGTGCTAAAGAAGAAGACTGGAAACAACCTGAAGATAATTTTACTGCTGAACAATGGGAAGCACTTAAAAAAGAATTAACAAGATTAGTCAAAAAATATCCTGATGCAAG